CAGAGTGTCAGCAGTAAAAGTAGAAGTGTATGAGCATGAAAGAAATGCAGCTTCATATCAGATATGCAATTCATATCGAGGATAAACAAATAACTAAATATAAATTACATGAGTAAGAATTCGGCAAAATCAAATTACGAACAATTAATGGCATGGTTGCCTAGTCTTAAGAAAGCTTTTGTTCCTAAAAAAGAAGAGTCTTCTTCTAAATTTTCCAAAGCAGACCATTACAAATCTAGAGGAGCAAAATAATGAAAAGAATAGAAGATTATAACAAAACACTTCCTATTGTAGAACTTTACACAGCAGTTCAGTCGGAAGGATCTAGAGCAGGATATCCTACTGTAGTAATTAGAACGACAGGCTGTACTCACAGATGTTGGTTTGGTGAAGGAGGTTGGTGTGATTCTTGGTACACTTCTATTCACCCTGAAAAAGGTCATGTTAGTTTCCAAGACATTATTAACATGTATGATGCAAATCCGCACATCAAAGAGATGATGCTTACAGGAGGCTCGCCAACCATGCATCCAGCATTAGTAAATGAACTAACACATTTAGCACATGACAGAGGAATTTTTATTACTATTGAAACAGAGGGATCACATTACTTGGAAACAGACTTTCCGATTAATCTACTTAGCATTAGTCCTAAGTTTTCTAACTCTGTTCCACGGCCAGGTATACTTACTCCGCAAGGGGATATCGTCGATGAGAAAATGGTTAAGCAACATAACAAGTTAAGACTTAATTATGATGCAATGTCTAAAATGATTTCATATCATTCTGACTATCACTTAAAACCTGTATGGGATGGAGAAGATCAAGAAGCTTTGAAAGAAATTATGGGATGTATCAAAATGTTAGATGTTCCAGAAGATAAAGTTTGGTTTATGCCGGCAGGAGATTCAAGAGAAGCTTTATTCAAATCCTATCCAAAAATGTTTGATTGGGTTAGAGATAATGGTTATAGATTAACTTGGAGACCTCATATAATTGCATTCGAAGACCAAAGAGAAGTTTAATAAAAAATAAAAATATGGAAAATAAAATTACAAAAAGAGTAATGGACATTGTAGGTCCAGTTACGGATGAGCGACTTGCTTTTGGAGGATTAAACATGGGAGCAGCAGCAGGAGGCTATGACGTAACAGCACTAACTGACGAACAGAAGGTACAAGTAGAGCAGTTAGTAATAGATCATTTTAAAGTAAAAAAAGTACTTTGGATGGAAATACCAGCGGGAATGACTGAAGATGGTAAAGAGGCAATTGTAGCCAAAACAATTAAATTAGATGATGAAGAAAATCCTACTTACGAAGGAAAGACTGCTTATGTATATCAAATTCTCTTTACACCTAAAATGTATGATCCTAAAACAGTACACTCACCAGTAAAGGATGGATGTACATTTGGACCACTACTATACAATCCTGAAAATTTTGAACCTTCAAGATCAATCACACTTACCTTCAATCCTACCTTTCCACAAGATATAGATAGTAAAGAAGATCAAGATGAAGTAATGAAACAATCTCTTCGTGATAAACTTGAAAAAGTTTTAACAAACCCAGAAGATTATATGCCGGAAGCTTTTAGGGGATGTATGTTAAGATTTGCAGCAAAATAATAACACAGTGATAGCAAAATCGACTGAATTTGAAATGTTAAGAGCTTTGCATACATTATGGCAAAATAAGCGTCTTACTCGTGTTGAATTGATAGAAATATTAAAAAGACATCATGATATGAAATTAGTAAACATTACTAAAGATTTAATAAAAGCAGAGTCATTAGACGGAAAAACAAAATATTCAATTAAATAAACATGGAAAATAAAAAATTAAGACCGTTAGGCGACAGAGTTCTAGTAAAAGAATACAAATCAAAAGAAGAAAAAAGAACAACTTCTGGAATCATAATTCCTGAGACTGTATCTTCAGAGGATGTAAAAATGGGTAAGGTAGTAGCAGTGGGGCCTGGGTTGTATACTCAAAACGGTTCACTTATTCCTATGTCAGTTAAGATAGGAGATGAAGTTGTATTACCTCCTTATGGACAAGCTCAAACAATGAAACTAAATAAACTAGAATATCAATTATACAGAGAGTCTGAATTGTTAGGTATTTTAGATGAAGATTCTCAATTAGATTTAGACTTACCTTTTTAATATGAAAGAACTATTAAAATATGCAAATTCTTCTAGTCCTAGAACTGAAAAAGAAAAATTAGCTATGATTGAGCATGCTGCTGAACATTATGGCAAATACATGACAGCGTTAGGAATTGATTGGGAGAATGACCCAAACTCTTCAGATACTCCTAGAAGAGTAGCAAAAGCGTTTGTTAATGATTTAGCTCAAGGATGTTATGCAGATGCCCCTAGAATCACTGCATTTGACAATTTAGATGGTTATGATGGAGTAGTGTTTCAAGGAAATATTGATGTTAAATCATTTTGCTCTCATCACCATTTACCTTTTGTAGGATATGCTCACGTAGCTTACATTCCTTCTTCAGATGGTAAAGTAATTGGATTGTCAAAATTAAATAGAATTGTAGAGTACTTTGCTCGAAGACCTCAGGTGCAAGAAAACTTAACTATGCAAATTCATGATTATATCAATGAAGTTTGTGAAGGTAATAAAGGTGTTTCTGTTATGATAGCAGCGAACCATATGTGTGCTTGTGTTAGAGGAGTAAGACATGACTCGACAATGATGACTTCAAAAATGTCAGGTGCCTTTTTAGAAGATCCTGCAGCAAGAAACGAATTTTATAGATTCGTTGATACACTTAAAAATAATTAATTGACGGCCAGTCTCATTAATAATTTAAACAATATGGAAACAATTTATTTTCTTTCAGGGGTAGGTGCAGTGCTTTTAATTTTAAGCATTGTGTTTGTGTCTGGATTAGCTAAAAGAGTATCAAAATTAGAATCGTCTTTAATAGACCATGAACATTCAATTGAAGGTGCTTATAAGGAAATATCTGAAAGAGATATACAAACCAATCTTCGAATAGATAGAGAGATTGATAGAACTAACAAAATGTGCGACGAGTTGCACAGAGACTCAAGTAAAAATCTTGAAGAAGCTCATCGAGATTTAAGTAACCGCGCTGACGGAATCGATAGGACAATTAGTAGTGAAATTAGTGAAATTTATAGTACTATTGACTCTCGAGTAGATAAGTTAGAGCAGAAATTAACAGGTACCTTAGGTGCCAAACAAGTAATTAAAGGATAATATAACACGAGACTGGCCCAATTAATTTATGAAAAGAGTTTTATTTATAATCAACAAGATGAACTTCCGTCCCTCTTCAGGGCACGGAATTTTCATGAAAGGAGCTATAGACACATTTCTAGAGAATGGTCACTTTATAGATGTTCTGTCTGACGGGGAACCTGACGAAAACTTCTTAAAGGACTATCCTATTAATTTTATATTTCCAGACAAACAAGACAGATTAGCATATTCAAAACATTCTAATTTGTTTCAATTTGCAGATAGCTTTAATTTTGAAAAAGCAATTAACTTTCGATCTGCAATTACCAAAGCGCTAGCAAATAATGTATATGATTTAATAATTTGTAATGATACAGAATCAGCTTTTGTATGTTACCAAATGGAACTTTATAAACATATACATGTAACTTCATACGCTCATGAATGTGCTTCAATCAACCCTGAATTAGGAGCTGGAGTATTCAAAGACTGCTATTACAATTTAATAGAGCACATGATGTACTTTCCAATTACAACGCTAATTCAGACTGAACAAAATAAAGAAAAGATACTTCCTTTACTTCCATTTCCTAAACCTAACCTTTATGTACAGCTTTATCCATTAACAGATGCGAACGCTGTAAATATCAAAGAGAGGGATGGGTTACTTTATATAGGACGTCATGAAGACCGTAAGAATCCGGCCGCTTATATCAAGTGTCTGGCAGACATAAAAGAGAAGTTTGGCATTGAAATAAAGGCTAATGTAATGACGCGTCAAGCACACGTTAAAAAGTTTGAAGCTGACTTTGCTTCTATAGGTCATACCAATTTCGAAATTGTGGCTGATGTAGTAGGAGAAGAAAAAGCTCAAATAATTCAAAAGTCAAAGGTAGCATTCATGCCTTATAAAAATGAATCATTTGGAATTGCAGTGTTAGAAGCCTTAAGATATATGCCTACCATTGTGTTAGACAAATATGACTGGCATTACAACTTCAAAGGATTTTCCAATTTCATTGTAGCTGATTCTAAAAATATAGCAGAGACTGTATTTGCGTCTTACAATGCAAAGCCTATTGCAGAAGATGTAATTTTAAAAGAGTTTACAGATTATCAAAACTCTTATAAACAATCTTTATTAGGTTTACTAGACGGACCTATAATGGGTAGAGGTAAAGAGCCACGAAATAGATTATACACTTATCTACAAGAGAATAAAGGAACTTGGATAGATCTCGCTAAATATTTTCAAACAGAAAATGCCAAAGGAGTAATGTATCTAACTTCAGATATTGAAACCATTTATGTAAATATAGCTTGGTATCAAATCAAACAAACAAATCACGAAACGTATTTAGGAATTCCAGACGACAATGGAAATTTAGAGCATAAAGAAATTGAAAATCCTTTAGATGCTTTATCTAGTTTTTTTCAATAGAATTCCTTATATTAAATAAAAATTAAGTTTATGAGTAAAATTATTTATCTTCCTTTAGAAGAATTACCACAAAGGTATACAGGTATGATGAATGCAGCTATCTATCCAAAAGTAGATATCTCTTTATATCCTAAAATTGAAATTGATACTGAAATTAAAAGAGGTCAATTTCTAGACATTGTCAATACATGTAAATTCAAAGCAGCACAACTTCAAATGGTTGCAGATTTATTTAATGAAGGCAACGTAGAAAATGGAGATTCATTTTTAATCGGAGATATATTCTTCCCAGGAATTGAAATGATTAAATATATGTCCGAACTTCAAGGTATGGATGTAAAAGTATTTGGAATTAATTATGCAGGTAGAGCTGATAAGACAGACTTTGTGCAGCAATTATCTTATTGGGCAGATGCTTCAGAAGCAGGATATCACTTTATCTGTGATGGAATCTTTGTAGGAAGTTTAGATCACGCATATAATGTATGTGACCATTTCGGTCTTAATCCAGTAACTGTACATAGAACAGGATTGGTATGGGACTTAGAATACATGAAGCAATTTCCAAACGACGGAGATAAAGAAGATTTTGTTATTTGGCCTCATAGGTTTTCTGAAGAAAAAGGAATTGCTGAATTGATTGAGTTTGCAAAAAACACAAAAAAGAAAATTATTATTACTTCTTCAGGTCCAGCAAAAGATTTAGGTAAGCTTCCTAAAAACATCGAGTATAGACATTCATTAACGAAAGCAGAGTATTTTGATTTAATGAGAAGAGCAAAATGGTACTTGTCGACAGCTTATCAAGAAACGTTTGGTTACACTATTCAAGAAGCAATTTATTTCGGTTGTGAAATTTTAGTTCCAAATAGAGCATGTTGTCCTGAAATGGTACCTGCTAAAAATGTTTATAATTCAGTAGATGAAATTGAAGCAAAATTCAATGAAGGTGGTTTAGTAGTTCCAATGTCTTGGACAGAAAAATGGGATAACAATGCACAAACGATGATTGACATCATAAAAGAAAATTAATGTATCAAAATATAGCATATCAAAAGAATAAAAATTTAATTCACGTTTGGGACGACAAAAAGGGTCATATGCAATTTCCATTCAAGAAGTATGCTTATAAAAAGTCTGCTCATGGAAAGTTTGTGGCACTTGATGGTTCTAAATTAGAAAAGGTTACAAAGTGGGATGACTCTGATTTACAGAGAGGTCAAATTTATGAATCTGACATCAACCCAGAAACAAGAACTTTAATCGATTTATATTTTGAAACGGATGATCCTTCAATAGGTCACAGAGAGATGTTTATCGATATTGAGGTTTCGACAGAAGGTGGATTTTCTTCAGCAGAAGAAGCTTGGCAACCAATGACTTCAATTGCATTTCATGATAGAACTGCAAAGCAATCTGTGGCAATTATTGTAGATAAAGACGGAGCCTTAAAACCATATACAGATAAAGATTTAATTTTAGAAGTAGTTCAAACAGAATATGAACTTATATCTAAATTTCTTACTTACTATATGGAAATCAATCCAACTATTATAACAGGATGGAACATTGATTATTTTGATATTCCATATTTGTATAATAGAATTTCGCAAGTAGCTGGAAAGGAATATGCAAACACTTTATCTCCTATCAATGAAGTAATTTATCTTCCTCATAGAAACAGATATAGAATAATGGGAGTGTCTTGTTTAGATTACATGGCATTGTATAAGCTATTTACTTACTCAGAAGAGTCTTCATATTCTCTAGACAATATTTGTAAAAAAGAATTAGGTAAAGGTAAGATTGAGTATGAAGGAAACCTAGATCATTTATATAAAACAGATCCTGAAAAGTTTGTAGAGTATAACGTAAATGACGTTACTTTAGTTTTAGAGTTAGACGAGAAGCTTAAGTTTTTATCTTTGGCCCGAGGTATCTGTCACAAAGGCCATGTGCCTTATGAAGATGTTTATTTCACTACAAGATATCTAGATGGAGCTTGTGTGACTTATATGAAGCGATTAGGAATAGTTGCTCCGGATAGAAAACTAAAAGACCACTCACAGGTAACAGAAGAAGATGGTCATGAAAATGACTTTGCAGGAGCTTATGTGAAAGATCCAATTCCAGGTGTGTATGAATGGGTATTTGACGAAGATATGGCATCTCTATATCCTTCTATTATTAGAACTTTAAATATATCTCCAGAGACTAAAGTAGGTAGAATTGAAAATTGGGATTCAGTAAAAGAGTCTTTTTGGAATAATACAAATGACACTACAAGTGCAAAAATTAAAGCAGGTGCAAGACATTCGCTAATTCCAATAAATGAATTCAGAGATTATTTAGTCGAGAATAAATTTACAGTATCTTCAATTGGAGTAGTGTATGATTATTCTAGAAATGGATTGATCCCTTCTATTCTTGAAACTTGGATGAATGAAAGAGAAGAATATAGAGCTCTAGCCAAAAAATATGGTAAAGAAGGAGACGCTGATATGTCTAAATTCTTTGACTCTAGACAGCATACTATGAAGATTGTAAATAACTCTTTGTATGGTGCATTAGGAGCTCCAGGTTTTAGATTCCATGATTTGGATAACGCAGAGTCTATCACACTAACAGGACAGCAGGTTATCAAGCACGCGATGTTCAAAGGTAATGAATGGTTTACTAAACAAACTGGAGTTGATAAAGAGTATGTAATTTATGTGGATACAGATTCAAATTACTTCTCTGCTAAGCCTATAATTGATTTAATGGAATCGAAAATGGGTAAAGAAATGACTAAACAAGAAAAGATTGATATAACTTATAAAACTTCTCAGGTAGTTGAAAAGTATATTAATGAGTCTTGGGATGCATTTTGTTTAAATATCTTAAACTCTACTAAACACTTTTTATCTATTAAACAAGAATATGTAGCAGAGTCTGGGTTATGGATTGCAAAGAAACGTTATGCTCAAAAAATTATTTCAGAGAAAGGAGTTCTAATCTCTGAAATGACTAATGGAGCTAAAGAATGGAAACTAGATGTAAAAGGAATGGATGTTGTAAGATCGAATTTCCCAAAAGCATTTAGAGAATTTATGTCTGGTATTTTAATTGATATTTTAAATATATCTCCTCAAAAGAAAATTGATGATAAGGTGTTAGCATTTCGAGAAGAAATGAAGCATAAACCTATGTTTGATATTATGTTTCCGACCGGAGTAAAGGAATTGAAAAAATACAAGACTAAAAAAGCCAAAGGTCAAATGTTTGGAGATAGAGTTAAAGGAACTCCAATACACGCAAAGTCAGCTTTGAATTATAATGATTTAATGACTTACTATAAGATTTCATTATCACAGCCAATCACAGATGGTGAAAAGATTAAGTGGACTTATTTGAAAAATAATCCTTTTGGATTAGATACTTGTGCTGTTAAAGGATTTGACGATCCAGAAGAAATACTTAAATTCGTAACTCAGTATATAGACTATGATAGAATATTCACTGCGTCTTTAGAAAATAAGCTTCAAGGATTTTATGATGCTTTGAGTTATGGTAGAATTCCTAAAAATGATAATATGGCTGATTTCTTCAGCTTCTAAAATTAAATTATGAAAACAACGACAGCTGTAATAGTAAAATTGTCTATAGACGCTTGCCACAACTTCCCTGCTGCTAAGGAATTATTTCCAGAGGTAGCTTTTTTATCTGATAGACATAGACATATGTTTCACTTTAAAGTATGCAAAAAAGTATATCATGATGACAGAGATGTAGAATTTATAATGTTTAAAAGAGATGTGTTAGCATATCTTTCTGATAAGTATTATGACGCAACAACTCGAACTCATGAATTTGGTTCAATGTCCTGTGAAATGTTAGGAAGAGAACTTTTCAATCAATTTGATTGTAAATGGGTTGAAGTTTGGGAAGATGAAGAAAATGGCGCGATAGTAGAAGGATTATGATTACCATTTATGTTATAACAGATAATTTAATAACTGAACCTAATTCATGGGAGACTCATTTAGCGTCTATTCTTCAAGGGTATATAGAAGCTAATAAATTAGACACTTATGCAATTAAGGACATATCCGACTTGTCTGAGATCAAAGCCTTATTTACAAACAAAACCATACAGTCTAATGATAAATTTATATTTCCAAACGCTTGGACATATTCGACAACTTATATTAAACATTGGTCTGAATGTTATAACATACCGGTTGAAACAATTGGAATGTGGTCAAGAGGATGTTTTATCAATAATGACAAAAAATTTAGACCTGTAGGCAATAGAGATTGGAGAAAGGTAGTTGAAAGAGCATCTTTTAGATGTTTAGACAAATCATTTTTTATTTCAGATTATTTCAAAGAGCAGTTTAGAATTTATGTATCTAAGTTTGTATTTCCTGATAGGCTAGGAGTGATTCCATTTCCGTTAGATTATTTAGAATTGGAAATGGCTTTGTACAAAAACAAACATTACAAACAGGACATGATTATCTTTCCGTGGAATTCATATACTCCACTTCAAGAACAAATTATGTACGACTTTGTAAGAGTGTTTAAGAATATGCAAATTATATTTGCTCAAGAAAAAAGTCCTTTGGAAAGACATCAGCTTTTGACTCAAATTCAAAAAGCAAAAGTTGCATTTTTACCATATGACTATCCTAATATAGGAACTGAAATTTATGAATGTCTATTGTTAGGTACCATTCCTTTAGTTCCAGATTTAGAAGGATTAAGAGATTTTGTTCCAATGGAATTTAGATATCCTCCAGAATGGACAGACACAATTTTTAATTATAGTAAATACGCGCCTGATTTGACTTCAAAGATAAAAGATTTGACAGACAATTATACAATGTATGTGCCATTAATTAATAACCAGTTAGAACATTTATTTGAAAATCATTACGACTCAGAAAAAATAATTGAGCAAATATTTGGAAATTCCAATTGAAAATTATATATTTAGAATATGAAAGAAAAAAAGTTAGTTTATTTCCCGTCTCTATCGAGTGGAGCTTATGCATCGCCTTTGACTAAAGACGCAGAGGTAGCTCCAGGAGTTCCATATAGATTTTGGGATGATAGAGTGCCTGAAGAGTGGCGTTATAAGTATTTCCTTATGACAGCAGGTCACTTATACAAAAAAGAAGATATCCGACAAAAGTGGGGCTTGCAAGATACTTTGGTATTTGGTGACTCCGGAGGATTCCAAATTGCAACTGGAGCCTTAAAATGGGATATGGCATTACGTGATAAAATATTTGAATGGTTAGAAGCTAATTCAGATATTGCGTGTAATATAGATATTCCGCCTCGTGTTACTTACGAAGGAAGATTTCAAGAGTGTTTAGATATGAGTTTAGACAACTTCAAATACTTTGAAAAGAAACAATCTGGTAAGACTAATTTCTTAAATGTAGTGCAAGGTTCAAATCCACAAGAATTTAAACATTGGTACAATACAGTTAAAGGATTAGAATTTGGAGGTTGGTGTATTGGATCTTCTAGAAGATTAGTAGACTTCATGTACATCTTATCTTTGATGATTAAAGAGAAAGAGTTTTTGAAAGAAAATAATACTTGGATTCACTTATTAGGTATTTCAAAAGTATCAGACTTTTTCGTGTTAGCTTATTTGCAAAAGTTAATGAATCAGTATACAGGTAACAGAATTACTATCTCAACAGATTCTTCTTCTCCAGGTCAATATCCAATCTTTGGACAAATGGTGTGGAGTCCTAATTGGAAAGATCAAGTATTTAATATGTTGTATTTTCCAAAAGATGGTTCTAATATGGGTTATCCTGATCATGGGCATTTGCCTTCTTTAGTTAATCATCCTGGTGTTCCTTATTTTACTTATGACATTGCTAAAAATTGGTCAACTGAAGCAGTAACTAGAGCGACATATCACAATTTGCATATGTATATCTATACTGTAGACAATGTTGAAAAATTAATTGATACTTGCCCTTTAGAAGCAATGGTTGATATTATTCCAAATGACTTAATTCAAGTATTGAGATCTATGGAAGAAATGTTTAATTCTCCAGATCCAATTGCAGTATATGAAAGATATCGTCAATTTTATGTTAAGTATGGCGGAGAGAATGTAATGAATATTGCAAAAGAAGTTGCAACTGAATTCTTTGACTATTCAGTATTTGATGCAGTGGATCTAAAAAAACTTAAAAAAGAACAAAAATTACTAAAAACAAAATAAATAAATTATGGCAAAGGAAATCTATTTCGAGTTAGATAGTCGCAACGGATTAAAGAGTGGCGTTGATAAATTAGCAAACGCTGTTAAAGTTACATTAGGTCCAAAAGGTCGAAATGTAGTAATTGGAAAGAAATTTGGTAGTCCTGTAATTACAAAAGATGGAGTGTCAGTAGCAAAAGAAATTGAGTTACAAGATCCATTAGAGAATATGGGTGCCCAAATGGTTAGAGAAGTAGCTTCAAAAACTAATGATTTAGCTGGTGATGGTACTACTACGGCTACTGTATTAGCTCAAGCAATTATGACTTCAGGTTTGAAAGCTATTGGTACAGGAGTGAATCCAGTTGATTTGAAGAGAGGTATTGATAAAGCAGTTGATGCTGTTATTGATTCTTTAAAAGAATCTTCTATTAGTGTAGGAGATGACAATTCTAAAATTGTTCAGGTAGCTACTATATCAGCAAATAACGATTCAGCTATTGGAGAGTTAATTGCAGAAGCAGTTAAACGTGTTGGAAAAGACGGAGTAATTACTGTAGAAGAAGCTAAAGGTATGGAAACTGAATTGAAGACTGTTGAAGGTTTACAATTTGACAGAGGTTATTTATCAGCTTATTTTGTTACTAACACAGATAAAATGGAATGTGAATTAGAAAATCCATTAATCTTAATTTACGACAAAAAGATTAGTTTGATGTCTGACTTACTTCCTATTTTAGAAAAAGCAGTTGGGTCAGGTCGACCTGTATTAATTATTGCAGAAGATGTAGATCAAGAAGCTTTAGCTACTTTAGTAGTAAACAGAGTAAGAGCTGGTTTAAAAGTATGTGCTGTGAAAGCGCCTGCATTTGGTGACAGAAGAAAAGATATGTTAGAAGACATAGCTATCTTAACAGGAGGTACTGCTTTATTTGAAGAAGCAGGTTATAAATTAGAAGATGCTGAACTAGAGCATTTAGGTCAAGCTGCAAAAGTAATTGTAGGTAAAGACTATTGTACAATTGTAGATGGAGCCGGTGAAAAAGAAGCAATTGTAGAGCGTGTTACTAAAATTAAAGGTCAAATTGATCAATCTAAATCAGACTTTGAAAAAGAAAAGTATCAAGATCGTTTAGCTAAATTAACTGGAGGTGTTGCAATTCTTTATATTGGTGCCGCGTCTGAAGTTGAAATGAAAGAAAAGAAAGACAGAGTTGACGATGCTTTACATGCTACAAGAGCCGCTATTGAAGAAGGAATTGTTCCAGGTGGAGGAGTAGCGTTGCTAAATACTATTGCAGCTCTAGAGAATTTGAAAGGTGACAATGAAGACGAGACTGTAGGTATACAAATTATTAGAAAGGCAATTGAATCTCCTTTAAGACAAATTTGTATCAATGCAGGAGTAGAAGATTCAGTGGTAGTGAAAGAAGTTTTATCTTCAGCTAAAGAAGTTGGGTATAATGCAAAGACAGGTGAGTATGTAGATATGGTAGCTGCTGGTATTATTGATCCAACTAAAGTAACTAGAGTTGCATTGCAAAATGCTGCTTCAGTAGCATCTATGATTATGACAACGGAATGTGCATTAGTGCCAATTCCAGAAGAGAACAAACAACCTCAACATAGTCAAGAATATTAATCAGAATTATTATATTAAGTTAAATACAAATTAAAATGGAAAAAAGTAAGTTTATTGGTTTTATTAACCGTTACTTCTTGGCAGGTAATACAGATAGTGCCAAATTAGTCGTGAAAGACAAAAAATTAAGTACTAACTTTATTAGTGCAGACCAAAATGTAATTGGCGAGGTAGTTTTAAATAACTTTGAAGCTACTGACGCTGACTTAGGTGTTTATGCCACTTCTCAATTAGTAAAAATGTTAAGTGCAGTAGACGAGAAAATGGATATTACCTTTGGGGAAGTAGACAAAAAGATTTACTCTATGAATTTTAAAGATTCTAGCACAAATGTAACTTATATGTTAGCTGACTTATCAGTTATCAGACAAGTTCCTAACTTAAAGTCATTGCCTGACTTTGATGTAAAGATTGAGTTGAATAAAGACTTCGCGAATAACTTTAAAAAGGCAGCGAATGCCTTACCAGAATCAGATAATTTTGGTGTAGAGTCTAATGGTGAAGAAACTAAAATTATCATCAACCACTCAAGTGTGAATACAAATAGAATTGTATTCTCGACAGACACTGTAGAGTCTGCTTCAATGGACACAGTTTGTTTTTCAGCAAAATTATTTAAAGAGATCTTGAACGCAAATGCTGATGCGACTGGGTTATTAGAAGTATCATCTAAAGGATTGGCTAGAGTAACTTTCTCAAATGCTGATTATTCATCAACTTACTTTTTAGTTAAATTAACAATATCATAATGTTTGGAAATTCGGAACATACCCTTTGGGTAGAAAAATATAGACCAGAGCAGTTAGACGGTTACGTAGGTAATCAAGCAATTGTAGAAAAGGTAAGGATATATCTTGAAAGTGGAGATGTTCCGCATTTGCTCCTTTATGGAACTGCAGGAACAGGTAAAACTACTCTTGCAAAATTAATTGCTAAAAACATAGATTGTGATTTGATGTATATTAATGCATCAGATGAAAACAATGTAGATACTGTTAGAGAAAAGATTAAAAGTTTTGCTAGCACAATAGGCTTTCGTCAATGGAAATTAGTAATCCTTGACGAGGCCGACTACTTGACTCCGAATGCACAAGCAGCTCTTCGAAATTTGATGGAAACGTTTTCGAAAACGACTCGATTCATTTTAACATGTAACTATGTTGAAAAAGTAATTGACCCAATTCAATCACGTTGCCAAGTATTTGGTATTACACCTCCTTCAAAGAAAGACGTTGCTATTCGTGTTAATGAGATTCTTCAAGCTGAAAAGGTTACGTTTAAGCCAGAGGACCTGGTTTCTATTATTAATGCAGGGTATCCTGATATCCGTAGGATACTTAACTCCTGCCAGCGTCAAGTAGTGAAAGGCGAATTGAAAGTAGACAAGCAATCTTTAATTGCATCCAATTACATGGATAAAGTTATTGAATTGTTAGCGTCTAAGCCGGATAAAAAACAATTGTTTACTTCAATTCGTCAGTTGTTAGCAGATTCTCAAGTAAAAGACTATACAGCATTATATAGACATCTGTATGATAATTTAGATTCTTTTGCTACTGGTCACATAGCATCTATTATTCTTATCATTGCAGAAGCTCAATATCAAGATGCCTTTGCAGTTGATAAAGAAATTAATGTATGTGCTATGTTTGTAAAAATACTTAACGAAATTTACTAATATGGCAATGCATTTCCCTCCACATTTCAAAGATATGAAGATTGATAATACTTTTTCTTCAATACCTAACGTATCTCCAATAGACCCTTCTATTATTACATTTAAAGATACTAATACAGAATTAATTTTTGAAATAAACAGAGAAGGTCAAATTATAATTGGTAAAGGATATACTCCTACAGAAGCAGCAGATATGTTTCTAGACAGATTAACTCAAATTATGCCAAATTTTGTAAATGCTAAAACAGAATTTTTACAAAAAGAAAATGATGAACTTAATCAAAGAGTAAAAGAGCTTCAAGAAGAAACCCAAATATTTGCACAAGCTAATAATGATTTAGTAATGGTAGCTCAAGCTTGGAGAGAAAATGTTATGCAATTAGAAAGAAATTTATAATATTATGAAACAACTAATTAAATTTTTTACTAATCTATTTAGTAAAAAACAAGAAGAGCCTGTACGCGAACCATGGTGGACTCCTGAAGAAGGAGTTAATATTTCATCGATGATGGAAAGTCCAGATCGTTTAAAAGAGTTAATGACGTATCAAGCAAACCCGAATCAAAGAGAGTATGTGCAAGCTAAAATGATTAAAGAAACGGTGTTAGATTCAGAGACAGTTAAATTAAAAAAAGCTGTTACTGAAGCTTGGGATGGAATATGTTTAACTAGAGTATCTAGTGAGGCTCAAATTGAAATGGCAAATATTGCAAAAGCAGACATACAAAGACAAATCGACCTTAACAATAAAATACAAAAAGGTATATTCAAAGCAAACAAAAAATAATAATACAATGCAAAAACAACCAGTCGGGGCTCAAGGCCCAAAGATAGATATCACAAAGACAATTCCAATTTTATGTGATAATGAAGAATGTGATAATGATATGTTTATAAAAGCAATGAAATTTAGAAAAGTTTCAAAGCTTATAACAGGTCAACCTCAAGATGGAATTCTTCCTGTAGAAGTTTATATGTGCACTGCCTGTGGTAATGTTAATAAAGAGTTTGATTTAAGTGTCTAAACCTAAATCAACAGGAACCGGGGCTGCTTCTATCTTTGACCATATGTCAAACTTAACAGATAAGAAGAAGCCCTGGCATTCTATTAGCGAAGTCGATCAAAAGTCATTTACTCCATTTATTATTAATAGATGGTTGTCTATGAATATGGATTTTATCGAAGTAATCAATGAATTGCAAAGATATACGATAGGTCAAATATCGCCTGCAGAAACCTATAAATTGTATTACGAGTTTCTTCCTAAACAAAGACAATTCAATAAGTACATTAAAGGTAAGAAGGCTGATAAATACAGCACAGAGTTAGTCGAATTACTGTCACAGCACTTCTGTGTGAGTGAAAAAGAAGCTACGGAATATATAGAGCTCTTGGAGTCTACTAACGTTGGAGAGATTCGTTACATAGTTAAATTGTATGGAAAGACAGATAAAGAAATAGACAATTTATTAAAGCCAAAAGTTGCAAAATGATAATATCAGTTACAGGTAAAATAGGTAGCGGTAAAGACACCGTTGCGCAAATTATACAAGAATGCACTCCATACCATAAATGGGAAATTCAAAAGTGGGCAGGTAAACTTAAAACAATTGCAGAAATAGTTTCTGGAATTCCAAAAGAAAAATTTGAAGATCAAGAATTCAAATATACTAATCTCCCAGAATGCTGGGACACTTACGGAATTAGATTTGTATATGAAGATGGGTCTGAAAGTAAAGAGTTATATGGAAATATCTGTACAGAACAAGAAGCTATTAAATTTGAAAGTCATGAGAGAAAAGCTTTACAATGGGATAAGGATTTAAAAACTCGTATTGAAAAAACTCAAATGACAGTGCGAGATCTACTTCAATTGTTAGGTACAGAAGCTATGCGAAATGGATTACATGAGAATGTATGGGTCAATGCATTAATGGCAGATTATACGCCTAATCACTATTTAATAGGCTCGATGACAAGGCATTTAGATGATGCTGAGGCCCTATATCCAAATTGGCTTATTACTGACACTAGATTTCCAAATGAATTAGAAGCAGTTCGAAAACAAAAAGGAATTACTATTAAAGTTCATAGACCAGGTAGAAAGACAGATGACAAACAAGCTCAACACGCTTCAGAGATTGCCTTAGATCATGTAACGGATTGGGACTATATAATTTCCAATGATGGAGATTTAAGTGACTTAAGAAACAAAGTATATGAAATATTAGAAGCTGAAAAGTTGCTAGTATTTTCCAGTCTTTAATTAGGTTCCTACAATAGAATTCCTTATCTTTATAAAATAAATTAGTAAGTATGGGAGTAAGTGCATTAGGTCAATTGTTTAAAGCAGTTGTGCCAGAAAAGAAAGAAGGCGATAAGACAATATCGTATAGTCAGTTTGCAATGTGGAGTTCATGCCCACAAAAATGGAAATTGAATTATGTAGATAGAGTTCGATTAGGAGGCCCTTCAATACATATGGTATTTGGTACTGCCTTTCACGAGACTATACAATGGTACTTACATATTATGTTCACTAAATCTATTAAAGATGCAGACCGACTTAATTTGGCAGAATGTTTACACGAGCAAATGATTCAAAATTACATGCTGGAAGTTTCTAATTTAGAAGGTGTGCATTTTTCAAATCCACAAGAATTGCAAGAGTTTTATCAAGATGGGCTAGCAATTTTAGATTGGATTAAAAAACATAGAGGAGCTTACTTCTCTAATCAAACTCATGAATTGGTAGGAATTGAAATTCCACTTTACACTCAAGCGTCTGAAGATAATGAAAAAGTTATCATGAATGGATTTTTGGATATTGTATTACGTGAAAAGGCAACTGGTAAAATACTTATCATTGACTTTAAGACGAGCACTAAAGGTTGGAATCAATATGCAAAGTCAGATAAGACCAAAGCTTCTCAATTAGTATTGTATAAGTCTTACTTTGCAAAACAATATGGGTATGATGAAGAGTCGATTGATATTAAATATTTCATTGTAAAAAGAAAGCTTATTGAAGGGTTTATGTACCCACAGAAAAGAGTTCAAGAGTTTGTGCCAGCTTCAGGTAAGCCTACTAGAAATAAATTACAAAAAGAAATTGCAAATTTTGTAGCTACTAGTTTCAATAAAGATGGTTCTTATAACGATGCTGCAATTCATCCTGCTATTGGGTTAGCTGGATTTAAAAATTGTAGATGGTGTGAGTTTGCAAATAGAGAAGATTTATGTCCTAAAGATAAAAGAATAAAATGATAAACAAGTATAAAGTCATGAATTCATTAAATTCAGACCCAGACAGAATCAAAATTGCAATTATTGGGTCTAGAGAATACGAGAATAAAAGAAAAATAAGAGATATGATTTTCAAACTTAAACAAACGTTTGGAGATAAATTGGAAATTATATCAGGAGGTTGCCCTTCAGGAGCTGATAAGTATGCTAAAAAGTATTCTATCGAGCTAGGAGTTAATTATAGAGAATTCAATCCTGCACATTCTGTAAAGAATTTGTATTCAGTAATGCCGGATTCATATTACAGTAAGCCTTTTCACACTACTCAATTCTTTCATAGAAATGAATTGATTGCAAAGTATTGTGATAAGATGATTGCCTTCATAGATTCTAATGTAGCATCTAAAGGTTCGTATCATGCCGTAACAATGGCACAAAAACATTCAAAGCCTGTTGTTATCATAAATGAAAAATCTTAATTAAATATATGATCAAATCTAAAATTGCCGAAATTCCTGTTAAAAAGACTTTTACGTGTTTCGATTGTGGGCACAGATACACAATTAAATTAGCTAAAAAAGTCAAATCAACTCTTCCTAAATATTGTAAAAATTGTAGTCGATAAAAAGTCGATAATCATAAGGATTACATATTTATATTAAATTAATAAGGTTAAATTAATAAGGTTAAATTAAGGTTATGTCAAAAAAGAAAAAGATACTACTACTATCGGATGACTTACGTATGCATTCAGGAATTGCAACTATGTCCCGTGAAATTGTCTTAAACTCTGTAAAAGAATTTGATTGGGTACAATTAGGTGCAGGAATTAATCATCCTGATGCTGGAAAGGTATTTGATTTATCTACAGACACTGCAGCTCATGCAGGAGTTGAAGACGCAAGCGTAAAAATTTATTGTTTCAATGATTATGGAAATCAAGAAGTATTAAGAGAATTAATACAAATTGAAAAGCCAGATGCTGTATTACATTTTACAGATCCTAGATTTTGGGGTTGGTTATATGCAATGGAGCATGAATTGCGTCAAATGATGCCATTGATGTATTACACTATTTGGGATGATACTCCATATCCTAGATACAATAGACCATATTACGAATCATGTGATTTGTTAATGTGCATTTCAAAACAAACTCACAATATCGTTAAACAAGTATTAAGTGACGCTGGTTATGAAGATTGGCAAATTACTTATACTCCACACGGTATTAATCATAAACAATTCTTTCCAATAAATGAAACGCATGAACAATGGAATGAGTTTATAGAATATAAAGCAAACATAATTCCAACAGAAACTGAATTTACAATATTCCACAATGCTAGAAATATAAGAAGAAAACATACTTCAGATTTAATTTTAGCTTATAAAACATTCTGTGATTCTTTGCCAAAAGAAAAGTCAGACAAATGTTTATTGCTATTCCATACAGAGCCGATTGAAGAAGCTGGTACAGATTTACTAGCAGTTATCAAAGAGCTTTGTCCAATGTATAAAGTAAAATTCACACCTTCTAGAGTTATATCAACTAAAGAATTAAATTTCCTTTATAATATGGCTGACATTTCTGCTAATATTGCTTCCAATGAAGGATTTGGATTAGGTACTGCAGAGGCCGTAATGGCCGGTACTCCTATCGTAGTTAATGTAACTGGAGGTCTTCAAGATCAATGTGGATTCAAGAAAGAAGACGGCACTTATTTAACGGCAGATGATTATTGTGATGAGTTTCAGACCAACGCAGAAGGAAGATATAAAGAGTGTGGAGAATGGGCTAAACCTACTTTCCCAGCAGTAAGAACTCTTCAAGGGTCTGTACCTACTCCATACATCTTTGATGACATTGCGTCTTATGAAGACACTGCATTAAAATTTAAAGAATGGTATGATACTTCCCATGAAGAAAGAGAGCGAGTAGGTCAATTAGGTAGAGAGCATTATTTAAAACCTGAAGTTGGATTATCAGCAGAATCAATGGGTAACAATGTAATAGAACATATTAATACATGTTTTACAAATTGGAAACCTAGAAAACGAACAGAATTTATAAAAGTATAGTTATGAGTAAACCAGTATTAGTATTTCAAGCTCCAGTAGGTACTCGCTCAGGTTACGGAGAAAGATCCCGTGATTTAGTTAGAGCTCTTATTGCATTAGATAAGTTTGACATTAAAATAGTAAGTACTCGTTGGGGAGGTACTCCAATGAATGCATTGACAGAATTAGACACTGATATTCTTGATAGAATTTTAGTAGGACCTTTGAACCAACAACCAGAAATTTATATGCAAGTAACAGTTCCTAGCGAATTTCAAAAAGTTGGAAAATATAATATAGGAGTTACTGCCGGTATTGAAACTAATTTATGTGACCATACTTGGTTAGAAGGATGTAATAGAATGGATTTAGTATTAGCCTCTTCAGAGCACGCTAAATCAGTATTCGAAGGAACTGTCTTTGATAAAAAAGATGGTAATACTGGTCAAATTGTAGCTTCACTAAAATTACAAACTCCAGTAGAAGTTTTATTTGAAGGAATTAGATTAGATACTTTTCAAAAGAAATATACGGGGCAAGCTAATGTAGCTGAAATCTTTGATCAAATTCCTGAAGATTTTTGTTTTCTATTTGTTGGTCATTGGTTACCAGGAGATTTAGGAGAAGATAGAAAAAATGTAAGTGGGATGATTAAAACTTTCTATGAATCTTTTAAAAATAAATCTAAAGCGCCGGCGCTTGTATTAAAGACTTCAGGAGGTACAGTTTCAATATCTGACAGAATAGAATTGCAAAATAAAATAGATTTTATTAAATCTACTATAGATAGTAAAAACCTTCCTAATGTATATATTGCGTATGGAGATTTTACACAAGAAGAAATAAATGATTTATATAATCATCCTAAAGTAAAAGCTCATATTTCATTTACGAAAGGAGAAGGATTTGGAAGGCCTTTAATTGAAGCAGCTGTGACAGGTAAGCCAATTATAGCTTCAGGTTGGTCTGGTCATTTAGATTTCCTTAAACCTGAATCAACTATATTAGTCGACGGTAAAATGACTAAGGTTCATCCTTCAGCAGCTTGGCAAGGAGTGTTAAATTTAGATGCAGAATGGTTCACTATAAATTATGATCAAGCGTCTGCTTTTATGAAAGACATGCACAAAGATTATAAAAAGTATTTAGAAAAATCTAGAAAGACTTATCATCATATTAAAACTAATTTTTCTTTTGAAGCTATGACTGAAAAGGCAGGAGCTATTTTAGATTCTAGACTTCCGGACTTTCCAAAACAAGTTCAATTGAAATTACCTCAATTAAAGAAAATTGAGTTGCCTCAATTGAAAAAGATAGAATTGCCTAAATTAAATAAAATAGACAAAATTGAAAATTAGTTACGCGATAACAGTATGCAATGAGATAGAAGAGATCAAGAAGTTGGTCTCTTTTCTCATAGCGAATAAACGAGACCAAGATGAGATAGTAGTTCAACAAGATGAATTGACTAATCCTTCAATGTATACAGTAGCAGTACAAAATTATCTTAATGAATTAATATTTGATAGAAAGATTAAATTTGTTAGCTGTTCATTGAACAATGACTTTGCTGCATTTAAAAATAATTTAATGGCAAATTGTTCAGGAAATTATATTTTTCAAATAGATGCAGATGAACTTCCAAATGAAGAACTTATTAAAGGACTTCCTTATATTCTAGAAATCAATCAAGAAGTAGATGTATTTCGAGTACCAAGAGTAAATACTGTAGAAGGATTAACGCCTCATCATATACAAAAATGGCGATGGAATGTAGATGAAAAAGGATGGATAAACTTTCCAGACTATCAATGGAGAATTTACAAAAATGATACTAGCATAAAATGGAAAAACAAAGTTCATGAAGTGCTTGAAGGATTCCAATCAGTAACATTACTTCCTGCAGAAGAAGAATTCTGTCTATATCATCCAAAAACAATTGATAGACAAGAAAAACAAAACAACTATTATGATACACTCTAGTCCCTTAACTCATTGTATTTCTACCTACAATAACCTACCATACTTAAAGTTAGCAATAGAATCAGTAAGGAAAAACTCTTTTTATAAAGATGCTCCTTTTATAATTCATGCAGAAAATTGCACAGACGGTACTAATGAATGGTTAGAAGAAAATGCTCCAATTTACAATTTTACATATTATATAGATGTTCATACTAATTCTCCTAAAGGAATAGGAGGCGGTATGAATTTTTGTGCAGATAAAGTAGAGACTGAATATATTAATTTTCTTCATTCAGATTTTTATGTAACTAAAGATTGGGACTTGGAATTATTAAAAATTCATCAATCAAGACCTACCGAAAAGTTATGGGTGAATTCTTATAGAATAGAACCTAATATGTTTAACTCTCCACAAAGACATGGAACTTTATTAATAGATCCTGAAGCATTTGGAGGATACTATTATAATTTTAATGCCTCTGAGTTTGAAGAATTTGTAGATGAATTTAAAAAAATTAATGATTATTTTGAAATTCCTAAAGGAGAAGGAGTATCAGGTTTAGTTAAGAAATCTGTATGGGATGAAGTAGGAGGCAATGATCCTAGATTTGCTCCAACCTCTTGGGATGATATGGATTTATTCTTAAGAATGTTAAATCATGGAGTAAGATTTGTACTTCCATTTTCATCTATAGTATGGCACTTTGGAGCAAGAGGTTCGCATAGATTAGAAGAAAATGACGGGCAGTCATCTCAAAGACAACGAGATGCAGAACAAAAAAATTCCATGAAATGGTTGGATAAATGGAAAGAAATGCCTATATTCAATGAGTTCGGAATGATAACACAATTTAATAAATAATAAAAATGATAAATTTAATACAAGGTAATAAGTATTTAGTAACAGGCGGCACCGGATTCCTAGGTATACCTTTAGTTAGCTATATACTTTCACAGGGTGCAGAGGTAAGAGTAATGTCTCGGGATGAAGGTAAATTAATAGAATTAAAAGAAAAATATCCTAGTGTAGAAATTTACACAGGAGATATTGCAGATAAATTTGAAGTACGACAAGCAATGAAAGGCGTTAATGGCGTATTTCATTTAGCTGCATCTAAACATGTAGGGTTGGCAGAAACGTTTGTAAGAGAAAATGTAAAAACAAATACATTAGGATCTTTGAATATTTTAGAGGAGTCCTTAGTACTTGACTTAGAATTTGTATTAGCAATTTCCACGGATAAGGCAGCGCAAGTATCGGGTGTATACGGAGCATCTAAATTTTTGATGGAAAGATTAATAAGCCAGTTCGAGAAAATAAATACTAAATGTAAGTACAGGGTAGTTAGGTACGGAAACGTACTATATTCAACTGGGTCTGTTTTGTGTAAGTGGAAAGAGTTAATCGAACAGGGAAAAGGAGTCATCGTAACTGAGCCATCTGCAACAAGGTTTTTCTGGAGTGTAGAACAGGCAATCGATCTTATTGTTGATTGTATGAAGAATTCAAAAGATTCAACCCCTTACTGCCCTTCTATGAAATCTATGAGTATCAATAACTTACTACAAGCTATGATCGAAAAGTACAGCAATGGAAAAGAAATTGCTGTTAGAGTAATAGGACTGCAGCCAGGCGAAAACTTGCATGAAAAGGTTTTAGAAGAAGGCCCATATTCAAATGAAGTTACTGAGTTTACTATTGATGAAATAAAAGAGCTAATCTAAAGTTATGAGAACTATATCAGCAGTAATAGGCACATGTGATTCCTATTCACATTTATGGAAAAATTTTGATATACTTTTTAAGAGGTATTGGAAATTAGAGACAGCTAACTATATCGCAGGGGAAACTTTACCATTCCCCTACGAAGGGTACAAAAGCGTACTACCAGGTCAGTGCGATTGGGGTGCTAGGATGCTAGCTTGCTTAGAACAAGTACAGACACCTTATGTATTTTTTATACTAGAAGACTACTATCTTACAGAAGAAATAGACGAAACAGCAATACAGGAGCACATTGCGTTATTGGAAAAATACAATGCAGATAAAATAATGTTAGACATTATAGGACATGGAGAGTACAGCCTTAAACTTTTAGAAGATAATTTGTATGTATTTGACTTGAATAGTAATTACTTAAACTCTGTCCAACCTTCAATATGGAAAACAGAGTACTTAAAAACAGTCCTTAAGAAGTACTACAGTCCATGGCAATTTGAACTTGAAGGAAATTTATTTACATCTAGCATATCTCCAAAAGTACTAATAAAAGCTAGACAACAACCTATATACTTTAACTATGCTAGAGTAGGAGGAATAGTATCAAATGGTTGGGAAGTAGTTTTTCAAAAAGAAAATTTAACACAATAATATTATGGAAAATACAAAAGGATTTAAAGGTCAATGGGTTTTTGAAAAGGATACTGTAGTACAAGAGTTTAAACGGTATTGTGAATTTATAGTTGGAAATGATGATGAATTTCAATTTTTTAAAAAGCATCCACACTTTATTACAGTTATAGGGAATGACGTACTATCAAAAAATATATCAGATATATATGAGTCAAGTTTGGTAGTTGAAGATTTAGTGTCACTTGAAGAATTAAGAAGGTTTAAAGTCAATGATACTTTAGGTTCTCCTTTGCTGTATGCTTACGATAGTTTAGGTAATATTTCACCTGGTACACTATACTTTGCTAATGTGTTAGCAGACATACGTAGACAGTTTGGAAATTTACACAACATTGATGTTATAGAAATTGGGAGTGGATATGGAGGACAGGCAAAGATACTTCTAGACAGCGACATGGATATAAAAAACTACTCAGTGATTGATATCCCTAGCACGTTAGGAGTATGTAATAAATACCTTTCACATTTTAACCACACAAACGTAAACTATACAACAACTTCTGAGGTGAGCAACATGTCTGCAGATCTTGTCATATCGAACTGGTGCTTAAGTGAACTAGATGAACAAGGTATTCAGTTTTACATAGATACTGTGATACGACACTGCCAAAATGGATACTTCTTAATGAATACTTGGGATGCTAGAAAAGATTTTCTAGTGGAAGCTATAAAACCTTATTTTACAAATATTAACATTACACCAGAATATCCAAAGACACATCATAATGAAAACTGGGTATTAGTAGTCTCTAAGTAATGGTACAGGTATACGCGATAAATCTAAAGTCTAGGGTAGATAGATTACAGCACATTACGCAAGAAGTTGTAAAGTTGAAAACAGATAAAATTGAAATTATAGAGGCCATAGTTGACAACAATCCAGAATCTGGATGCTTTAAATCTCATCAAAAAGCAATCAAGTTGGCACAGGTAAATAGCCTAGAAAGAGTACTTATATTAGAAGATGATGCTGTATTTGTAGATAACGCTCAATTTATCTTAGAGCAATCCTTAGAACAACTACTGCTACTGCAGTGGGATATGCTCTTCCTAGGTGCAAATTTGCAAGCTCCTGCATACAGAGTGTCAAGTAATCTAAGTAAACTTACAAAATCTTGGTGTGCTCATGCATACATTGTAAATAGTAATTTTTATTCTACAATTTTAGAACTATCAGACACTTACCCTATTGATGTTCATTATGCAAATTTAATGCTAAGCAGCAACATATACGTATGCAACCCCCTGATAGCATATCAACTACCATCATATTCAGACTTACAAGATGGATTTAGAGATTACAATGATGAACTTAAATTTAATTATTTAAAATATACACAATGAAAATTTTATTAGGATGTTTAAATGTAAATGGATTAGGAGGTAGTGAAATGTATCACTATGAGTTAGCACGAGAATTAACAGAAGCTGGCCATGATATTGATTTATTTACATTTGGTAATATTGACGTAACAGACAATACACGAATTAAGTTAAATAATTTAGGAATCAATCAAATTGATTTGCGAACTATAGATGCAAATCAAAAATATGATATTATAGTAGTTAGTCAACCTGACATGACTCAATTCATACTTAAAACATTTAATAATATTCCTATAATCAGTATCATTCATTCTGAGGTTCGTGCCGAAACTCCTATTGTCGATGCTCGTATATCACATTACATAGGCATAAGACAGTCTATAGTAGATATGTTAATAACAGATTATAAGATTGCAGAAGAAAAAGTGTCTTTGATTTATAATCCTATTGATAGAACTAGATTTAACTCTTTAGATAAAAAGAGCTCTGACAAAACTAAAGGTATATTTGTAGGAGAAGTTTTAGATCCTATTAGGTTTCCTTCAATAGCACATCTTGTACAAAGTTGTATTGAAAATGATTGGGAATTGCTATTAATGAGTAGAAGTCAATACAATTTCAATCATCCTAATATCAAATATATAGATCAAAGATGGCACACAGAAGAAATTGTTAAACAAGTAGATTTTACAGGAGGTATATTATTAGGTCGAACAACTTTAGAAGGTTTATGTTGCGGCATACCAGGATATACATATCTAATAAATGCTAATGGAGATATAAATGCCATAGAATTAGTTGAACCAAATAATATGCCAGAACTTTGTGATAGTAAGCATGTAGTTAATGAGCATATCAATTTATATAAAAAAATAATTTCAAATTCATTTAATGTTAATAGCAACGCTTAATCATAACCTGCCTTTATGGACAGATAACTTAGTAAATCAATTACAAAAAGATCCACTATTCAAAGAATGTGAATTGATAGTAGTTGATAATGGTTCAAAAAAAGAACCTTTGGCAGTTTCGACAACTCATCAACTAGAAGAAAATGTATTCTTTGGAGGAGGATTCAATGTAGTTTTAGATTATTTTCTTACTACCGAACACGACTATCTTTATTTTTTAAATAATGATTTAGTATTTCATGGCCCTTCATTTCTTACTACTTCTCTTAAAGAAGCTAAAGAATCGAATGCCGCAGTGTATTCTCCTTCAATTATCAATGCTTCTATGGAACAATGTCATTGGAAACAAATGTGGAATTGGGGCAAAGGATTAAGAGAAGTTAAATGGATAGACTTTCAATGTCCTTTAATTAGAAGAGACGTGCTAGAGAAAATTAAACAATATCCTAATGAATTAATATACGGATGGGGACTTGATTTTTATACAGGATGCATTACAGAACAAACCAATTTAAAAACTATAGTATCTGATACAAATACTATAACACATATGAATTCATTAACATTCAAAGAAAATAAGCTTGACATTGGAGTTAGTGAATTTTGTAGAAATGCAGAAACAAATATGTATAATTATTTTAGTAATTCGCAAATGGAATCCTTATATTTAGATTTACGTAAATACGGAGAGTCATATGCAATATATTAATACAGAATTAAATTATACTATGTATAATATTGATTCAGATTACCCTGTAGATTATTTATGCATTCCAAATTAAATTAAATAAATTATGCACAATTTTGTTTTATTTGTATCTACCTGGAAGGGAGATATTACGAGGCTAGCCAAACTATATGAAAGTATAGAAAAATTTAATATGGATAAAATTCCATTTTATATAGTAGCTAGTAAAGAAGATATAGCTATTTTTAAAGATAAAATAGGTACTGTCAATATTAATTATATAGAAGAAGAGGCTATTAATCCTAAAAAACATTTATTTGATGGATGGAGAGTACAGCAAATAAATAAAATTAATTTTGCTACATTAGACATAGCAAAAAATTATTATACATTAGATTCTGATAGTTTTTTTATTAAGCCATTTTATCTAGACGATTTTATTGCGTATGATGATATTCCATACACTACAATATTTGATGATAATGTATATCAATTAACATCACAAACTTATGAGGGATGGAAAGATGACCATGATAGAGAATTTATAGATTTATGTCATAAAGACTGGCAACGAGCTATAAGAAAATTAATACCTAGTAAATTTAAAAAATCGCTACATTACGGTCCTTGCCCAGTAACATTTAATTCTAGTGTATGGAAACACTTTATAGAAGAATTTTTAATTCCTAACAATTTAGATGTATATGATATAATCAATCATGTTCCTAATGAATATGGTTGGTATGGAGAATATTTAATGTATACTAAGTTAATTGATATTATTCCAACAGAATCACAATTTCTTTGTATGCACACTAAAGAGCAATATGATTGGTTTTTAAATAATATACCATTTGATTCTGTCAAACGAAATTATTTAGGAGTTATTATTAATTCGGCATTTTATGCTGGAGAAGAAAATGAACAACGATTAGAGTTAGAAGGCAGAACCTGGCAGTTAAGTAAATCGCTAGTCCCTAAAAATTTCGGTGGCTGGTACGCACAAATTTAATCATATAGCGATAATGTATATACTATATCAAATGCACGTAATATGGTTTGAGACAGAAATGGCTCTTGAAACAATACAATCTATTAAACAAGCTATTAAAAATACCAATCTTGAAGTTAAAGTTAAGCTATGTTTTAATAAACAAACTAGATTTGATACGCCTGTTGGTAAGAGTATTGATGAAATGTTTACTGAATTATTAAATGATGATTTAGTTAAACAATCTGAAATAGTTTGGAAGACTGATAATGATAATTTTTATAATGTAGGAGATTGGCGTCGTGAATGTTATGATCCAAATAATATAACAATTTGGGGCGAGACTGATTGTTTAGTACCTGATACGTATTTTGGTTATATAGAAAATATATTTACTTCAAATCAAACGTATCCATTTGTAGTCACTATTAAACAAAAGAAAATGTGGGATGCATCATGGACTCCGACAGAGCATGAAGCTTTTCAACAATTTAGTTTAGAACAAGTTCGAGCATTAAATAATAAATTTGTTACTGGAGAAGACTCTTTATCTTTAGAAGAACTTAATAGATTTAATGAGTCATTTAATGGAAGTCATAATTTAGTTGCTACTAACTGCTATAAAGGAGATGGTGCATTAGTTTGTTTAAGCCCAAATATGCCTACTCCATTTATAGCGCCAAAGTTGCAGTTAATGGGAGAAGATACTTATTTTTTCAACTATTGTCAACTTAAACAGATACCATTGTATAATATTTCATATTATCTAAAAGGCCATAATACAGGCCATCCTTTGAAAAGAACAAATCACTCTAGAGATATAGCTCAGCATAAAGAATTTGAAATATTTGACCGAGAGCAGCGAATAATAGCATTTGAAAGCTTGAACCAATTAGATTAATACAAAAGAATTATTTATATTTAGAAATAATAAATTAAATGAAAACAGATTTTAAAAGAGATTTTCACTATGTGTGGTTAGGAAATACTACTCACACATTACAGTTTTATCAATACTTGAGTATATTATCAACAATAAAATATGGTAATCCAGACTCTATCACAATATGGTCTGAAACTGATATCGACGGTGAATATTTTGATAAGATAAAAGATAAAGTAACAATACAAAAAATTGTAAGAGAAAAGGAAATATTTGGAAATCCTATTATACATACAGAGTTACATGTCTGGTCAGATATATATCGTAACATGATAATATATGAACAAGGCGGAATTTATTGTGACTTTGATATTATTTGGTGTAAAGATATAGCTCCTTTATTAGATACAATTGACACATTTGCGATTGCATATCAAGGAATAGATGGTAGAGAAGGATGTAACATGGGAGTAATGATAGGCGACAAAGGTTCTAAATTCTGTGAAGAATATTTACAACTTTTTAAAAAATATGGGGAGTACGAACAAAAAAACCATATTGGTATATTTTCAACTCAATACCCAAAGCTAATTGCAGAGGCATTGCCTGACGTAACAATATTACCACATACTACCTTTCATTGGCCTCTATATCATACTGCTAGTATGAAATGGTTTTATTCATCTAATGCAGATAACGAAAATACATTAATAGATCCTTTAAGTGGTTTATATTCTTCAGATGAATTATTAGACAATTACGCACATCATTGTTTTTATATACATAATCCTGATTTTGAAGAATTCACAAATGAAGAATTTATATTAACTCAAGATACTTCATTTACTAAAAAAGTAAGGCCATTATTATTATGAATAAAATAACATTTTGCATTCCTAGCAAATCCAATTTGCGATATTTAAAAACTTGCATTCCTTCAATTAGAAAAAATGCATCTAGATCTGATCATGATATTATTATTTTTGTGGATTCAGATGAAGACGGTACTGTAAAATGGCTGGAGCAAGTTAAAGATGAATATAATTTATCTTACTATGTCAATCCTGATTTAGGTAATTCTTTATTTGGAATTGGTAAAGCTTATGACTATTGTATTGAACAATCTACAACCGATATCTTTATGATTTTTCATGCGGATATGATGTTAGGTAAAAATGCAGATAAACTAGCATTTAATCATTTAAAACTTAAAACTGTAGTATCTTCTACTAGAGTTGAACCTCCTTTGCATCCTAATAATGGAGAAAAGATTCTAATGGATTTTGGAATGTGGCCGGAAGAATTTAAATCAGATGAATTTGATAATTTTGTAGATATTTCTTATTCAAATACTAATATAACCAATGGAGTATTTGCTCCGTGGATGATGTACAAAGAAGAATTTTTAGCAATAGGAGGTCATGATAAAATAATGCATTCTTGCAGAGAAGATTCAGATGTATTTAATAGATTAAAGTTAGCAGGATTTGTATTTAAACAACCTTGGAACTCTTTAGTATATCATTTAACAGGAAGAGGCGCTGGAAGTTTTGACGGAGATGAAGCGAGGCACGCTGCTTGGCAAAAAGATATGATGAAGTCTACTAAAGAATTTATTCGTAAATGGGGAAGTAATGTTAAGCATACAGCATTAATGGAACCGATAATTGTTCCAAAATACAATATTGCGTTTGTAGTAGACTATTGTACTTTACCTAGCCTAGAAGCTTTAGAACCATGGTGTGATAGATTGTATATTGCTAGTTCGTTTGGAGATACTATAGATAATTTACGAGCTCAGTATATTATGAATGAAGCTGAAAATACTTCATTTATTTTACATAGAAAAGTATTAACAGACTCATTGAATGACGCTCATGGAGAAAATGACATTGTAGTTAATATAGATTGTAACACATTTGACAATGACGATTTTACATATATTCAACACCTTGCTGAAATTATTAAAGATTCTGGAACACCAAGAGCTACATTTGAATTAGGTCATTTAAAAATTGCAATACACTCAATGGAAGAACTTCAAAACAATTTAATCAATGTCTAAAAGAATATTAGTAACAGGAGGGTTAGGCTTTGTAGGGTCTAATTTAGTAGATATGTTAATTAGTCAAGGGCATCAAGTAGATGTAATTGATAACTTATCTTCAGCGTCAAGCTCAAAAAAATATGTAAACCCAAAAGCAAATTATAGCTATATTGATGTATGCGATATCGTAGGTTATAAAGCGTGGGATGCATCGTATGATGTAATTTATCATTTAGCTGCTGAAGCTAGAATTCAACCGTCATTTGAAAATCCATTGCATTGGTTTCAAACTAATATAATGGGCACTGCAGCTGTAATGGAATTTGCTAGGTTAACAAATGCAAAGGCAGTAGTGTATGCAACGACGTCATCTAAAAACCATGGGTCAAAATACATATCTCCATACACTTATTCCAAAGTAGCAGGGGAAGATATTTTAAATACTTACAAAAAATGTTTCAAAGTAAATTGTGCTTCAGCTACATTTTTTAATGTATATGGTCCTAGAGAACCTGAAGTAGGAGAGTATGCAACAGTAAGAGCAAAATTCCAAAGACAATTTGATAATAATGAACCTATGACTGTTGTGGGAGATGGTAATCAAACAAGAGACTTTACTCATGTAGATGATATTTGCTCTGGATTAATTGCAATAGCAGAGCATCTATTAACCAAACCTCAAGGAATATCCACTCCGGTTCGTGATTATGATTTAGGAAGAGGAGAGCCAATATCAATAATAGAAGTTGCGTTAATGATTTGCAATTACGACCCTTCTAAAATTATGCATGTGCCTTTAAGAAAAAATGAAGGTAAGCATACAATGGCATTATGGAAAGATACGCAAAATGCTATAGGTTGGAGAGCAACAAAAGATTTAAAAACATATATAAACATAATCAACAATGGAGAATAACAATTTTCATGATTTACGCAATACATATATTGACTTGCGTAACATGCCTTCAATTGAATTGTTAAATTTTGAAGGACCTGTGCTAAAAGCAATTAAAGCTCCTTTTGGATGTATAGTAGTAGACCAATGGGAAAAGACAGTTGCTATTTGTGATAAACAACAGCTTCAAGACTTCCTTGCTGGAAAAACGGATATTACAGATTCTAATGCCAAAACATGGCACTATCCAGCAGAGCATGAAGGTGCTAAATCTAGCATCTCAAAATTAAATGCATTTATAAATACAATGACAATATGAAAACAAAATTAGGAGTTATTGGTCAAGGCTTTGTAGGTACAGCCGTGACTGAAGGAATGTCTCATTGTTATGAAATGATAACGTATGACAAAGACCCAAATAAGAAATGTACAGAAAAATCACTATATGATGTGATTGCACAAACAGAAGTAGTATTTTTATGTGTACCTACTCCAATGTATAAATCAGGAGCATGTGACTTATCAATAGTACATAAAGCAATGAAAGAAATTTCAGATTCGTGTGAAGCTTTAAAAAAACATGTTACAGTAGTTCTTAAATCGACTGTATCGCCAGGCACGACAGAAACTTTAAATGAGTTGTATAGATATTATGCAGATGTAGTATTCAATCCGGAGTTCTTAACAGAAGCTAATGCTAATGACGATTTTAAAAATCAAAATAGAATTATTGTAGGCGGAGAAAGACCTTACACTTCTCAAGTAAAGCAAATATTTGCAAAAGCGTTTCCTAAAGTTCCTATCATTAAAACATCTTCAACTATTGCAGAAATGGTTAAGTATGTTACTAATACATTTTTAGCGACTAAAGTTTCATTTGCAAATGAAATGTATCAAATTTCAAAGGCGCTGGATATTGATTATGACAAAGTAATTGAGTATGCTCGATATGATGAGCGATTAGGTCAAACTCATTGGTCAGTACCTGGGCCTGACGGTGATTTCGGATATGGAGGTCATTGCTTTCCTAAAGATGTAGCTGCTTTAACTTATTTAGCGACTGCATTAGGAGTAGATCCTATTGTGCTAAACGGAACTGCGTATAAAAATAATGATGTTCGAACTGACTTTGATTGGACTAAACAAATTGGGAGAGCAGTCTCTGAAGAGTAATGCAGTACTATATTCTATTACCCGGAGACACTGAACAAGATGCTATGTTAGAAACTAATCTGTTAGGAGAAGCTTCATTTAAAACATTCTATTCAGGAAGAGGCTTAACAGCATTAATGAAAATGATAGATAGAGCTCCTGAGATGCTTGAGCATGTTAGGATTAAATCAGACAAAAACGAAAATTTATCTGTGGAAGAATTTCTAACCAGATTGCAACCATTAAAAATAATTAAATCATGATACAAGACGAAAATTCAAAAGTATATCAATCAGAATTAAATTCTGAATTTACAGTACATATCTTATATGATGGGCATACAGACTATGCAGTTATCAAAGAAGCTTTAGATGAAATAAAATCAGTAGGAGCTTTATGGGTAGGTACCAAAGACATTTACATTGACGGAGAATCAATTATAGATAATAACATAGATTCAGATCAAATACTAGCTCTTGAAGCTCACGAAATAGCACATTCATTGCTTGGGCATAAAGCTGGTACAGATGAACAATCTGAAATAGAAGCTAATTTATTTGCAATTGCAATGTTAGATATGGATGGCTATGAAAGAGCATCTGATTATTTAAAAGACAAATTGCTAGTAGACAGTGGAATTGCCTATGAAGATTTTGAAACTGAATTCAATCAGGACTTTGAAGTAACTGATGAGGAGTTAGCAAAGTGGGAATCCATACTTAAAGATGATATCTTTGAGCCAAAGGAAGAATTTAGCAAGTAACATATTTATTAGTATAGCGCCAATAACTTTGTTAGTCTTGGGTCAATGCCCTTGAGTAGTATTAAGCTACGAAAAGATTAGCAAAATTAGATGTTTAACATTTATCAAAAATTAAAACTATGTACACAACAAACATGACCATGCTTCAACCTGAAGCGTTTGTAACAGTTAAGAAAAATCGTCTTAAACTTTACGAAAACAAAAATCACTATTTAAAATCAAAAACTAATTTTGAGATTGAGTTATTCAATCCGACAAATGAATCTGTGCTTGCTAAAATCTGGCTCAATGACAAATTAATGTCAGCGTCAGGAATTATTATCAAGGCAGGGCAAAGAGTTTATTTGGAACGTTTTTTAGACACTCCTGAAAAATTCCAATTCAATGTATTTGAAGTTGATGATGTAAAGGAAACCAAAGCAGCAAGAGAGAAAAATGGATTGGTTAAAGTATCTTTCTTTAGTAAAATAATGCCTAATTTATTATTGTGCGGGGGTACTGCTTCCACTACGTTATATCCAAATACACTAACGTATACAAGCACTACAAGTAATCCGTATAATATTACCGCAGGTGTCACTTCTACGCAAACTGTCAATTCAGCTTTCTATTCAAATTCAGTAAATACATTTGCAGGACCTAACGTTAGATCCAAAGTCATTACTGATTCTGTCGAGACTGGAAGAGTAGGTAAAGGAGGAAAATCAAAACAAGAATTCAAACAAGAAGGAGGTAAATACTCTGACTATTCATTTTCAAATTGGGAATTTCAATTACTACCTGAATCAGCTAAGCCTGTAGAAACTTCAGAGATAAGAAATTATTGCAATGAATGTGGAATCAGAATTAGAAAATCATCTTGGAAGTTTTGTCCTAATTGCGGGGCTGAACTATAAAAATCTAACTTAGTTATTGCTGGCGCTATAATATTAAGTTACGATATTTATATTAAACTCAATTGATGAAATCATTAAAATTAGAATCTGATTTACTTAAAGTGTCCAAACCGTATGGATTGGCAACGGGTGATATAGTAAAGAATATAGATCCAAATTGTGAGCATTATAAAACTACCGGAGAGGTAGTTGCTGTTCATCCAAATGGAGATATTACATATCAAATAGATAATATAGGATCTACCAAGACTCCATTTACTCAGGTTACTAAATTTGGAGATTTGTTTTTGAAAATATTCACTCACACTCCACTTCCTGTAGAAATGTCTGGCGTTGCTGCTAGACCGACTAACTTAAATGAATGTGTAGTTGCTAAAGTTAATGTAAGTGGAAAGACTATTCTAGCTAAAAACAGAGACCGAGGTTACAAAGCAGATATAGAAATTATTCATGAAATTATCAATGGAGTTGAAGTAGCTTATTTACATGATAAATTAACAGATTGGTCTGAAGGGTTAAATGAATTTGGAATTGGAATTGTCAATGCTTCTTTGTTAGTAGATTTTGATGAGAAGGAAGGAGATTTAGCAAAAAGCAAATTAGATAAAGGCAAAGCTCCTAAAATATCAGCAGACGGATTGAAAATTAGAACTGCATTGTCTAAAAAGAAACTTTCAGAAGCTATGAAATCTGTTATTTACTTTGCAGGAGATGATAAAAGCGATGTAGGAGTAAAAGGACAAACTATCATAGCCAATCCTAAATATGCTTTCATTATTGAAATGACTTCTAAACATTTGCCAATTGTAAATCAAATAGCAAATAAAGATATTTTAGTAAGAACCAATCATGGAATTGAACATCCAGGAACGGGTTATACTAGTGGCATAAAAAGAAAATCTTCTGAATCAAGAATGGAAATTTCCAAAGCAGCTTTATCAAGTGTTAAAGATCCTAATAAAGTTTTAGACGTGCTAGGAGCTCAACATGTAGATGATAATTTTCTTAATCCATATAGAAGAAAGAATGAACATGATATGGAAACCACTTCACAAATCATGTACAATTTAGATGATTTAGAATTACATATGAGATGGGATAAAGAGCAATCTGATTTCAAAGGATATGTAAATAGACTACCTAAAGGATACAAAGCAAAAATAAAAGTATTTGTTGCAAAGACAGAATAATACAAAAGGATTACTTATCTTTAAGATATGAAAAATTATTTTAATAACTTAATGACTGACAGCTATCTAATTTACACTCAAGATAAAATAGATTGGCCGCATGAATTATGCACTGAACAGAAAGTAGACTTGCTTAATCAAACTCTTAAGTATTTTGAGACTATAGAAGATTATATGAAATGTGCTATGTTAAGAGATAAGATTCAGTTGACATTACATCCTCCTACAAGAAGAGGAAGACCAAAAGGAAGTAAAAATAAAAAATAAAAATTAAAGTTATGGCAAAAAGAAAGTTACGTGTAGGCATCGATGTAGATGGGGTATTGAGAGATTTCGATACTAAAACAATGCAAATCATCAAAGAGTTATATCCTGATAAAGTGTTAGCAGAGTATGCTACTTCATGGGACTATAACAATGTAGATGTTCCAATTAAAGAGCTATCTAAAATTTGGCAAGAAACTCATTGTGAAGAGATCTATAGAGAGTCAGAATTAATGCCTGGAGTCAAAGAAGAATTTAAACGTCTTAAAGAATGGGGAAGAACTCAGAAGCCTGGATTCCAATGGGTATGCGTGACAGCTCAAATGCCTTACAATGCCAATCATACTTTGTATTGGTTAGGTAAACACTATTTCAATTTTTTAGAAACGTATATCACTAATTATAAACACAAAGTGGATATTGATTTTCTAATTGATGATAGTCCAAAAAATTATGACAAATGGGTTAAGGCAGGTAGAGATGAAAAAGAGTATATCTTATTTGATAGACCTTATAACCAAGACTGCCCGGCTTCAAATAGAATATATAAATTATCAGATGCAATAGAAATATTGAAAAAGTAAAAAGCTGATATTTATATTAAATAAAATTGGATAGGAATATTCAATTCATTAAGTACAATTATTAAAACAACCAATTTATGGAAAAGACAGTTTTCGACATCAAAGCAGATTTAGACACATTATGGACAGAATTTAACGATAATCACGTTATCTTCGCCGACAAAGGAAATAAAGCTGCTGCAGCAAGAGCGCGAAAAGCAATCAATGAAATTAAAAAACATGTAACTGCTTATAAGAAAGCTTCAGTGGAGCAAGTTAAAGCAGCGAAATAATACCTTAACCATTAACTCGTTTTCGAACAGTATTTTAGAATAAAATTATTATGACAAAAGAACAATTAACACAGATTATAAAAGAAGAAGTTGCTAAAGAATTGGCAAATGCTGAATTAGTAAATGAGACTTACGATTTAGATCAAGTGAAATATAGTGCTACTGTTCGAAAACAAGTTGATGATTTAGTAGGCGTTATTCAAAAGTCTCCTAATTTAAGTAAGACAGCAATCGCTGCTATACTAAATGACATCATTATGGCGCTTGGATTGAATCGTACTCAAATTACTATGTATATGAATATGATTAAACAGCAACGTCAAAAATATAACTTCTAATGAAAAAGTCTGAATTAAGACAGATTATTCGTGAAGAAGTAAATCAGGCTCTTAAAGAAGGTGCTGTAAAAGATTTCTTTAAAGACCCAATGAATGCGGCTGACGTTAGAGGATGGATTAAAAATCTTAAACTATCTGATGACGAAAAAAGAAATAAAATAAAATCTGTAATGAAAGATCCAAACAAATTCAATGATTTGATGGATGCATTTACAGGAGAATTAAAAGCTATTAAAGAGTATGGTTCAGAGTCTATGTACTACTCTGCTCCAGGAGGTTCCGAACAAATTCGACAAGTGTCAGTACCAAGAACGCAACATTTTACCGATTTCGAAAGATGGAAAATAGTTGCAATGCAATTAGGTGCTACTATACAAGATCGAGGTGAAGACGCAATTGCAGTTATGCCAAATCAAGATGTATTAGGTTCATTTGTCAAACAAAACAAAGTAGGTGAACTTTATTTATATACATCATAATGGCAACAAAAGCAAAATCAACAAACTCTTCAGTTAAGGTAAATTCCAACAAAAGAAAAAGACCTGGAGTACATTCTAAAAAGAAAAACTCTGTACACAAAACAGGCAAACATTACAATAAATCATATAGAGGTCAAGGTAGATAATTACTAAAAATTATTTGCATCTTTCAAAAGGAATACTTATTTTTATAAAATAAATAAGTATCATATGATTATCGCTATTTGCATCTTATCAATCATTACATTAGGATTGGTGTTATTTTTAATTTCCACTATAATGCATATACGGAAAATTCAAAAAGAGTTAGAGGCTATCTCTTACATTCAAAGTGAAAATAACCAAGACATTATTAAATTGACAAATCATGCTCATCAAGTGTCACACGCTGTTAATGACATTACTAGTTATTTGCTAGACGAAGTGAAGCCAGCTTCAAATAAAATTCCATACTTCGGACCTATAGGTAAAGCGTAAAATTTCTGAAAAGTTTCTTGAAAAAGATTAGGACGTAAGGAATATTATCCTTATCTTTATGTATAGAAATTAATAAATAGACAGAAATTATGACAAATTTAATTAAAGGTGTAAATGTAGTAGATTTTATTCAAGGTAGAAAAGGAACTTTTCGTGCCATTGTTAAAGTTCAGGCAGGATTTTATTCAAGTGTTAATTGTGATAGAGATACCTTAGCAGGAGTTGTTAGAAGATTTAGAAAAGGAGCACTCCATACCGTTGAGTTCATACCGGAAGGTGCCGATTATCCATTGACAGTGTTTGCTAAAAAAGGTAAGAATATTATATTAGCAGATGAGGCTTTATTGAAAGAAATGACAGTTGGAGATATCAATGGATTGTTTTACGATTCTAATTTATGTGACCAAGCTCAATATAAGGCAGTAAATGCTAAAACCTGGGCAGATAAGGCTTTTGTTATTAACTCTTAATTAAAAATATGATTCAAGTAGCATTAGGAATTATGGGAGCCGGTTTTGTAGTAGCCGGCTTCATAGTGTTTATCGGATTAGTTATAGAAGAATTTAAAAAATTAAAAAAATTAATAAATAAAAAATAGAAATTATGAATCAAGCAGTAACGTTTAAAAGTGGTGGATTGCATTGTGATAATGTAGAATGTGATTGGGCAGATGAAACAATTCAATTTGAAGATTATGAAAGTCATATCGATGCTCCGTGCCCAAAGTGTGGAGAGAATATCTTAACTCAAGCAGACTTTGACACAGCTCAAGAGATTAAAGACTTTGCAGACTTCATGCAGCATTTAGCAGAAGGAATGAATTTACCAGCAGATGATAAAGACGAGCGAAGAGTAGTTGTAGAATTTAAAGGAGATGGATCAGGTAAAGTTAATGTTAAATTAGCAGAGTAATGAAATTGATTTACATGAAACCTTATTTAGATATGCTAGCAGGACAATATCCTGAGCATTTAGACGCTTTGGTTCAAGCTGGAACTGTCAAAGCTGTTAATGAAGTGCCTTATTTGGTGATAGAGGTACCAGACGAAGAACCAAAGAAACCTAGAAGAAATGCAAGAAAACAATAAAGATTTATTTATATGTAACTGTCATAACACAGAGCATCAAATGGTTGTAATGAAAGAACGAGATGAGCAATATCCAATAGTGTATGTTCACATTCATTTAGTTAAACGACCATTTTGGCAAAGAGTTGGATATGGATTGAGATATATCTTTGGCAGACAGTGTCGCTATGGAGCATTTGATGAATTCATATTCAATCCAGACGATTTATCTAAACTTGAAAACATAGTTAAACATCTTAAAAAATAAAATAGTATGGAAGCATATTTAGAATTTTTAGCAGTAACGCTAATGACAGCAACTACTTTAGGGGTAGTTATTATAATAGTAGCAGGAGGTTATATGATTTATAAATACATTAAAGAAGAGTATTAATGGAAGATTTTTTTGAAGACAGACCAAAATTAACGCTATGGGATAAAATATCTTTATGGTGGAGATTCGACGGAAGACATTATTATAGAAATGCAATTCAAGGAATTAAAAACCTTTGGTATTGGTTTCCAATCATCTGGAAAGATCGTAATTGGGATCATGGTTATATTTATACAGTGCTTAAGCACAAATTGTCTTCACAGGCTGATTACATATCTAAAAATGATAGACATACTCGAGCACAGCAAGATGCTAGAAGAATGAGACTTTGTGTTAAATTAATGGAAATTTGTAAAGAGGAAACATACTCTATGGAATATTCAGATTATCATGAAGACAAACATTGGTTTGAACCTTGCGCGGATAAAGACGGATATTCAGAGTGGAAGACTGAGCATATTTGGGAAAACTACAAAGACTATTTTAAAAAATATCCTTTAATTTACAAGCGCGTGATGAATGGCGAAGGACCTTTTCCATTGACAGGCGATACAGAAGCTCAGCTAAAACAAAGGATTGCAATGAATATTGGTCATATCAATCAAGAGCGAGCACATAAATTATTGTTTAAAATTTTAGAAGAAAATATTCAAGGATGGTGGGACTAATGTGTTGTATAGCAGGATTAGCTGTTATTATTACAGCTTTTCTTTGGGTATCAGGAATTGATTATATGAAAAATGAATTTCCTGATTACAAAGGAGACGATTTATTTGGGGAAGATCCTTTAGATGAAAAAGATGACGAAAAAAACATTGAAAAAGATTAGGTTCTGACATTTATTATTCTTATCTTTATGTATAGAAATTAATAAATAGACAGAATTATGAAACCATTTGAGAACAAAGTATCAGAAGTTAAGATTGTTTTAAGTCCAAGTCCAGCTCAATATCAAGACGCTAGGCATCGGTATTCAGAGATAACAGGTATCGATGATACTTATGAAAACCCAAATATTTGGGATAGCTTAATAGAAGCTAGAACATCAACTCTTGTGTTAGAAAATGTATCTCTTAAAGAAGCTGAAGCAATTGCCGAGCCAATTAGAATTATGTTTCCAGACCAGCATGTTAATATTTATGGCAATGACAATTCTTATATTGGAAATGTTACTTGGAATGACCAATTGAAAATGTTTTGGGGTTATCCAACCTATACCGAAATTGGTAAGTCTATTATGGAAAAAAGAACAGAGGAGCAAGCTGCTCTAGGTATTCAACCTTCATGGGAATAATTAATTAATAAATAAAAATGAAAACGTTTGCAGATTTAGAATTCAAACTCCATCCAAACGGGCAAGGAGTTCAGGCAAAGATCCAATTTTCCAATGGATTCGGAGCTTCAGTGGTAAAGACTCCATATACATATGGAGGTAGTCAAGGTAAGTATGAACTAGCAGTTCTTGATAAAGACGGCAGATTAACTTACTCGACGGAAGTGACAAGTGACGTAATAGGGTATTTAAACCCTAACGAAGTATCAGAATACATGAGACAAATTCAAATCTTAAAGTAATGAAAAAAGTAATTGAAGTACTAGCATTAATTTTAGTAGCGATAGGATTAGCAGAGTTGTTAGATTTATCATTCTATTTAATGAATCAATCAGATACATATCTATTTGATTTAGGTTTAGTAGCATTTGGAATTACATTTGTTGCTTTTGGGTATTTAGGAGTGTATGCAGTAAAATTATTAAAACCAAATTTAGAAACACCAATTAACCAACAAGAAAAAGAAAAATTAAATTAATTTAAAACAAGTAAAATGAAGAAAATTTTAGTTATCGTAGCAGTAGTAGTAGGTATTTTCGCAATGTTCAGTTCATGTGACGTGATCAATGCAGGACATGTAGGAGTAAAAGTTGATATGTATGGCTCTGGAAAAGGAGTGAATAACGTAACAGCATGCACAGGATGGGTATTTTATAATCCTATCACAACAAAGGTTTATGAGTTTCCAACTTATATCCAGCACAAAGAGTATAAGAAAACAGAAGATGGAGATAATTCCTTCACTGTAAATACAAAGGATGGGTCTGAATTTAGAGTATCTCCTATATTAAATTATTCAGTAGCTGCTGATAAAGCACCTTCTATCTTTGCAAAATATAGACGTACACTGCCAGAGTTAGAAGAAGGATTTTTAAAGACTGCAATTTATGATGCATTTAGATTAGCAACCAATAAATATACAGCAGAAGAATTAATATCTAACAGAGCAGTGTTTGAAGTTGAAGTGCGAAGACTATTATCATCTCAAATAGAACATGAAGGATTTATAGTTAATCAATTTACTTCTAATTTAGAATATCCAACTTCCTTTAAAAATGCAATTAACGCTAAAAACAATGCAGTACAAGCAGCTTTGACAGCAGAGAATCAGGTGCAGACAGCAACGGCTCAAGCTAAAATTAAAGTAGCGACAGCTCAGGGTAATGCAGAGGCATTGTTAACAAATGCTAGAGCAGAAGCAGAGTCTAATAAATTAAGACAATCGACTTTGACTCCTATGTTATTGCAACAACAATGGATTGAAAAATGGGATGGAGCTTTGCCTTCTACTCAATTAGCTTCAGGCGCGAATACAATGTATGGTTTAAAATAAGATAGTATGATTGTATTAATTTGCCTTTTAGTCCTAGCTTTATTGATAGGACTTATTGTTGAAGCAATTAATTATTTTGAATTTGGTAAACTAACAGTCTCGGATAAAGATCTATCTGAGGCTTTAGGCACCAATCCTGAATTAGTTGAAGATACTTCTAGCTGGAGTTATAACAGAAGTGGAGTAGACAAAGAGTATATCAAGCTAAAATTAATTACTGGAAAGGCTTGTAAATTCCAGAAGCCAGAATTCTCTTTGATATTTCCATATTATGATTATGATTTAGGAGTAGTTCCTTTTTGGTATCATTCAGCAGATGTAATTAAGAAAGTTCACGAGACTAAAATGAGAGAAGCTGGTATTAAGCAAACAGGTAGAGAGAAATTAGGATTTTAATAAAGAAATCCTTATATTAAGAAAAATTAAAGATCATGAAATACATCTCAATTGATATTGAAACTACCGGATTAGATCCTGAAATATGTAATGTGCTTTCTATTGGAGCAATTATAGAAGACTCTGCCAATCCATTGCCTTATGAAGAATGTCCTAAATTCCATGCAGCGATATTGCGCCATGAATTATATGGGTCTCCTAGAGCAATTACAATGAATGCAGAGTTGATTGCAGACATTGGTTCTTATATGGAACCTAAAACAGAAACTACTAGAGCTGAATTAGAAGCTAACACGGGTATGACATTTTGGTATCCGGAAAATGTAGTAGCAGCATTTTATAGATTTCTGTATGAAAATGGAATAGCAGAGACTTCAGAAATAGCATCTTCAATGAAGCCAGTAACTATTACATGTGCCGGAAAGAACTTTTCAACCTTTGATAAACTCTTTTTAGAAAGATTGCCTCGTTGGAAACAAGCAATTCGAATTAAACAAAGAGTTTTAGATCCAGCAATCTTATATGTGGATTGGAAAGCGGATACGGAAGTGCCAAACCTTAACAAATGCAAAGAGAGAGCTGGTATACAAGGACTCGTAACTCATAATGCTTTGGAAGACGCTTGGGATGTAATTGAAGTCTTAAGAAAAAAATATTAAATTATTTTGAAGTGCCCCGTATTAACGGGGTATTTTCATGATCGAAAGGTACTGGTTTTTCGCTAGATACTTATATTTATTTAAAAGTTGATGTAATTGTTTTGTAATAAGTTTCTAAATTTAGTTTAACTTTAAACAATTATATATTATGGGATTCTTCCAAATTTTTAAAAAATCAAATGACTACAATGAAAAAACTGTAATTGGATTTTTGTCATTTGCAGTAATGGTTGGCACAATCGTTGTCGATCTTGTAACAGGTTATTTAGGTAAAGAGCTAAAATTAAATGAATACATCTTTGATTCATTTATGTATATTACTTTAGGTTCATTCCTTCCAGACGTTATCGAAAAATTTGCAGGTTTTAGAGGAGGAAACAAGTCTAGCAACGAATAAAATGAAAAACTTATCGAAAGAAGAGTTATTAAGTAGACTCGAAGCAATTAATAGGAGTAATGCTATTATTTACTTTGACCTTAGCGGTACTATCTTAGGAGTTAATGACATTTTCTTGGAAGCGATGGGGTATGGAGTGGGTAACCACGATGAACTTATTGGCAAACATCATAGTATTTTTGTATGTGAAGAATATGCAAGATCTCTTGAATATGAAAAGTTTTGGGATATATTAAGAAGTGGTAAGCATTATCAAGGCGAATTTGAAAGAAGAAGAAAAGACAGAAGTCTTATAAATCTTCAAGCAACTTACAATCCTATTTTCAATGAAGATGGTAAGATTACTAAAATAATGAAAATTGCTACCGACATTACATCAATTGTCGATAGCAAAAAGCAAATAGATGCAATCAACCGAAGCACTGCTTTAATTAGTTTTAATACTGATGGATTTATAACAGATGCAAATTCTATATTTTTAGAAACTATGGGTTACAAATCCAATGAAAAAGATAAAGTCATTGGAAAGCATCATAGTATTTTTGTAAGCTATGAATATTCAAAGTCTGATGAGTATGTTAAGTTTTGGGAGAATTTAAGAAAAGGTACATTCTTTGACGGAATATTTGAAAGAAGAAAAGTAGATAACACTATTGTTTATTTACAAGCAACTTATAATCCTGTGTTTGATAGCAAAGGAAGCATTACTGAGGTAGTTAAAATCGCTACTGATGTTACTGAAGCTGTAAATAGTAAAAAGAAAATAGATGAGCTTACAAAGAATTTAACAATTGAACTTGAAAACACTGAAAAACTTAAAAATTCAATAGAATTAGAAAAGGATGCTGCTGTAAATGATTTAGATGTAGTATTGAAAAAGAGTCAAAATGAGTTAATAAAAATAATTGTTAAGTGTGCTTTAGATGTTATAGTAGGAGTTGGCATTGTAACAACGGTGTTATATTGGTTGGCGATGCTTACAGGTAAAGACACTCAAATTATTGGCTCAACTTGGTCAAATATGTTTAGTGTACTATTAACCAACGCTTTTTCTATAGTTGGTACAATTATGGGAATAAAATACGCTACACAGGAAGGTAAATAATAAATTATTTAATTCTTACAAATGAAATTCATATATTTACTTTAATTAAAGAAGTAATATATGAATTTTATTTTAGGAATTATCTACGCTGTCATCGCTCAAGGATTGACATTCGTACAACTGCAAGGTCAGTTTAAATGGGACTGGATGAAAGAACATCCACTCATAGTAGCATGTATAGGAGGAATTCCTATTTCATTACTTTATATATTTTCAGTTAAACATTTAGTGTTAGCCTATGACGGAGAGAAGTGGCCTTCTAGACTTATAGGATTTGCTGTCGGTGCAATTGTATTTACAGTAATGTCTTGGTCTTGGTTTAGAGAACCGCTTACTACAAAAACTCTAGTTTGTTTAGGATTATCAGTTTGTATATTAGGAGTTCAATTATTGTGGAAATGATAGAAACAAATTACGTTATAGATGGAGTGCATACAGTGTACTTCAATAAAAAAGAAATAGGAGTCTTTGTAGTTGAAGATGATGGATACTTTGGATTTTATCCTTCAGGCTCAGGATATTGGAGTTCATACGCTTTAAGATTAGTAGCTGATAAATTAGATGAAATGAATAAAGCGTGGGATGTTCACATTAAAGAAAATATTAAATAGTTATGGGACAATTAACAACAAGATTTGGAGCTGTAGGAGCTAAAGGAGAAGCTGGAGAGATCTTTATGCTAGATATATTAAAGAAACAATATAAAGTATCTGATTATAGATTGGATATGGTTCAGCAAACTCAAGGAATTGATTTTGGAATTTCCAAAGATGGTTGGAGAAGAGAATTTACTTTAGACGTGAAAAACAACCTCTACATCACCCCAGAGTTCTACGCATTTAAAATAGAATTAGAAGCTAATGGAAAGGCAGGTTGGTTCTTTACTTCAAAAGCTGATAGGATATATCATACTAATGCTTATATGAAACAGTATATTTATTACGATTTAAATGAGTTAAGATATTTCGTGACTAAGAAATTAGTGAATCAAGATATATCAGACTTTGCTACTGTTAATCACAATGGCGATTTGTTATTACAATTTAAGTTTGAACCTGGTAAGCCTCATACAGTGCCAATATCAGTTTTATTTACTTAATACATATTTATATTAAAATAAAACACAATGGCAAAGACTACATTAAAATCATTACTTGAAGGATATGCGTGGGAGCGTAATGAAAGATCTTTCGGTAAAGCTCTTCCTACATTAGAAGATATTCAAAAAGCATATAACGAAAAGCAATCTAAACTTCAAGAAGCTGATGGTATGATGACCATTAGTGACTTTAATGATATCTTTGAAAACTTCTATTCAGGTATTGAAGCTAACTCTAAATTTATGCAAGAGCCTACATTGAAAACTTTAGCAGCTGCAATTAAATTATTGCAACAAGCTCAAAAGCAAGAGTCTGTGGCTCATGGAGTTAATATTACAAAACGAACAGTTAGTTTAGGATAGTATAACGGCTTAGGACCGGTATTGTTGCCAGCTTTTCATCGGGCAGGTGTCAGGATAGTCTGAGTAAAGTGTCGCTACCTTGCTCAGATTTTCTACTATTTATTTGGTTCTTATTGATTTTATTCTTATCTTTATGTATAGAAATTAAAAAATGGAAATTATGGAATTTGACGGTAGTAAAATTGATTATTCAAAATTAGAAAATGTAGTAATAGGAGGTATAGATTTTGAAGATTATCCAAAATTTTGTGATGCTTATATTGTAGCTGCAGATTATGATGGCGTAGCATTGACAGAGTTAGAATTAGATGAATTGAGTCAAGATGGTGAGTTTGTATCTATGACACTTCATAGCCAATTATTTTAATATGATAACCATTCCTTTCACAAAGACAGCTTTTGGTACTCGTTTTGGCATTGCTAAAACATTGACAGGGACTTATGTCTGCCCAGGATGGCATTTAGTTCCAGACGGAACAAAAATTGAAGATGTTCGTTTTGATTATGTTGAACCTGTTAAGGCTGAAAAAGTTATTCAAGAGCAGACAGAATGGAAAGTTCCTGGTTCAAGACCCGGAGTTGTTTATCAAGTAAATAGATATCCTGATGGAGATTGGACTTGTAGTTGCCCTGCCAAAGCATTTAAGCGAGGAGATTGTAAACATATTATAGCATTAAAGAAATAATGAAAAATCAATTTAAAGTTGCAAAATATGAACAAACAGAATCAGGATTTGTTCATTCAGGCTATGATGAGTATGTTATAACTTATGGTAAAGCACAGAAAGTACATCGCCTTAGAATTATAATCAATGGACAATATACCGAGCACACTATTAATTTAGTTGATGGTAATAGTGGGTACAAAAATGTAATACTTACTGCAATTAGTGATTATAAAAATGGAAGATTGAAAAGTGATCCAACTCAGATTGTAAAGAAAACAATATCCCTAGATGCTCTTAATCAAATTTACAGTAAGACTATTATTAGAAATGTTAAGAATTATTTATTATCTATTAACAAAGAAGAGAGAAGAGATACATTAACCAAATTTGAATTAATTTAAATCATGATAAATAATATAAATTTAATTAAAACGTTGCTGAAATTCAAATCGGAAGATGAGTTTTATCATTTACAAGTTTTAAAACGTAAAAAAGAAAATCCTGAGTTAGGATCTAATTCATATACAGTAAAAACTTATTACATAGGTTCCATAGAGTATTTAGATTCCAAAATGCCAGAGATCATTAATCTATGCGAGTTTCACAATGCTCGAGCCTATATCAATTTGAATAGAAGAAGTTATGAGCAATTATCTCTTCAAGTATTAAAGAAGATAATAGATCAAATGTCTAATCAAGATTTCAAATCTATTAAAAATGCATATGATTCAGTATGCGGTTCTTTCATAAAAGAAAAAAATAAAAGATGGATAATTGATTTAGACGGTGTAGATCAATTCAATGTATCTCCTTTGATGTTAGCTCATATCAATCATCATTGCGAACCAATTACAAAAGCTTTAGATCCGTCAAAGTTAATTGCGATTGTACCAACAAAGAATGGATGTCATTTAATTACATCTCCTTTTAATGTAACGACTTTTTCAGAAAAATATCCAGACATTGACATTCAAAAAAATAATCCTACTTTGTTATACATGAGTTAGGATCAATCAAAAGAATATCTTATATTTATATCCAATTAAAAATTAACAAATAATGAGCGTAATTCAATCAGGCACAAAGTATTCATTTGCCAACATCACAGACACTTTTACTACCTTACCAAAAGGTAATTATCTTTTGAAATTTGATCCTAGAGAAGGATATTTTCTAGAAAGGAAAGATGCTTTCGTTCTCCCAAAGAAAATTTATGGAGATCAATCTATTATCAAAAGATGGTTGACGTCTTGGAAAACAAACTCTTCAAAGAATTTAGGTATTCTTCTAGCAGGAGTTAAAGGTTCTGGAAAGACAATCACTGCACAGAAATTCTGTATGGATTCTGAATTGCCAGTAATTATCATCAATGAAGTATTTCAAGGAAGTGATTTCATAGATTTTATCACTTCGCCTAAATTAGGAGAATGTATCATCTTTTTAGATGAGTTTGAAAAAATGTATTCTAAACAAGAAAATCAACAAGAGTTGCTTTCTATCATGGATGGTAATTACTCTACCAAGTTGATTTTCCTTTTAACTGTTAATGAAGATAGACTTAATGACTATTTGGTTAATAGATTGAATAGAATCAAATACTGTA